CGTTACTTTAAGAATATTAAATCCAAAAAAATTATTTGGACAAGATTTAAAAGTTAAATTTAGAACTATTTCTCGTGGCCCATTTATGAAAACCGATACGAGTAAAAAAGTAAACGAACAAAAAGAAATTAAAAAAGTAATAGCAATTTATCCAGGTAGATTTCAACCATTTGGTCCACATCATAAAAAAGTATTCGAATCATTGAAAAGTAAGTTTGGTGAAGCATACATCACAACATCAGCAATACAACAAATGCCAAGACACCCACTAAGTTTTAACGAAAAAGTTAAACATATGGTTAAAATGGGAATACCAAAGAAAAATATAGTTAGAGAAAAAGTTCCTTATGTAGCGAACAATCTATTAAAGAAATTTGATAAAGACACAACAGCAGTTGTTTATGTGTTCGGAGCAAAAGATGCTGGTAGATTAAAAGGTGGAACTAAAAAATCAGGTGGTAAAACTTATTATCAAGACTTCAAGAAAAATATCAATGATTTAAAAGGATTTGAAGAACACGGATACATTTATACAGCACCAACCGTAAAAGTTAGTGGTATATCAAGTGGAACAGAAATTCGCAATCTATTAGGTAGTCCAAAGATTGATGACAAGAAACGAGAACAAATATTCAAGAAAACATTTGGGTACTTTGACAAGTCCACATATGAAATGATGACTTCAAGATTTGGTAAGTTATTTGAATTTTATCAACAACCACAAGTGAAAAAGATTTTAAAAGAAGTTAGTGGATTTGGTAGTCATTTTAATGCAAGTGATATGTCAGACGAAGGTATGTATGATTTCTTTGGTACATTAGATGATTACTTTAGAGTATCACCAGAACACGCAGATATATTGGGTTGGGAAGTGATAGGTTTTCCAATTAACGATACGGAAAATATGGCATTTACAATTGCAACAGATGACTACGAACAAGACCGTACCAAGACCGTAACATACGGAAGAACTATCAATCAAAATAGAAAAAATACTGATAGTGTTAATAATCCATTTCCAAAATATAAAGCAGAACAACGAAAAAATTTAGAAAACCTTACAAAATATGGTTGGGAAATCGTTAAATTCTTTGGTGAAGAATCAGTAGAAACAGCAGGTATTGTTAAAAAAGTTAAAGATATTGCACCTGAAAAAGAAACACCACTATTGACAAAAAAAGATGTTACTAAAAGTGTAAAGGATACAAAGAAGAAATTAGCTGAAAGTTTTGTTCAAGATGTAAAAAAAGTCTTTTTAACTGAAGGTGGAGCATACGGACATATGAATCATCCATTTGATGATAATAATTTGACGTTTTCAGACTTGAAGAACATAATTATTATAGGGTTAGAAGGAAAGTTAAATCGTGAAGATAATGTTTCTGAAAAACTTGACGGACAAAACCTAATGGTAAGTTGGGTAGACGGAAAGTTAAAAGCAGCCCGAAACAAAGGTCATCTGAAAAATGGTGGTAAAACTGCACCAACAACAGCAGGTATCGCTAATATGTTTAGTGGTAGAGGAAATATTAAAAAAGCATTCGTTGGTGCGATGAGAGATTTAGAAAAATCAATAGGTTCTTTATCAGACGCTCAAAAGAAAAAGGTATTTGGTAATGGAACTAAATGGATGAATTTAGAGGTTATATATCCACAAACGAGTAATATAATAGACTATGATGTAGCAGAAATAGTATTTCACGGAACTACCGAATATGATATGTCCGGTAGAGCAAAAGGATACTCAAAAGAATCTGCTCGTATGCTACAAGGTATGATTAAACAAGTAAATCAAAATATACAAAAAACATTTAAGATTTCAAAACCTAACTTTTTAAAGATGAGTAAGGTTCAGGACTTCGGTAAACAGAAAGCTGGATTTTTAAATAAGTTAAATAAATTACAATCTCAGTATGGATTAAAAGATACTGATACCTTAGGCATGTATCATCAGTCATTTTGGCAAGAATATATTTTCAACGCAGCAAAACAATTTAATGTTAATATAACGGATAGTCAATTAGTAAATTTAACTAATCGTTGGGCATTTTTTGACAAGTCATATAGTATAGGACAAATTAAAAAAGATTTTAAAGATACTCCACAATTTATTGACTGGGTAATCAATACTGATAAACTTGACCATAACAAAATGTGGAAAGAAAATATCAAACCATTTGAAATATTATTCTTTCAAGTCGGTGCAGAAATACTAAAGAATATGTCAGGGTTCTTAGCATTATCACCAGACGCAGCAGTTCAAAAAATTAAGAAAGATGTGGATAGTGCACTAAAAGATTTACAAAAACCAGACAATGTAGAAAAATTATATAAATTAAGATTACAAATAGAAAAATTAGAAGCTATCGGGGGTTCAAGTGCAATCGTTCCAAGTGAAGGATTGGTTTTCAAATACAAAGGAAACATATACAAATTCACAGGAGCATTTGCACCAATTAACCAAATACTCGGTAGTTTAAAATTTTAAGGAGTTATAATGGCAGGATATAGTAAAGAAGCAGAAAGACAGAATAAGGCATTAAAAGATTTAATGACCACAGGTAAAACTGAAAAAGATTATGTACAAGTAGGGTACGAGGGTAAACAAGAAAACCTTGGTGGAGAAACAAGAGAATCAGAATTAAGTAAAGTAATGCAATCAGCAAGAATGCCTTGGTTTTGTCCTAAGTGTAAAAAGGCAATGAAGAAAAAACTTGATGATAAGTTTTGGAGAATAAAAGGACATTGTTTTGATTGTCAAATAGATTATGAAAATAAATTAAGAATCAAAAATTATTCTGAATATGAAAATTATGCAAAAGAAAAAGTTCTTGAAAATCAAAAGTCCCAATTAAAAGACTTAGAACAAAGTATAGATGACTTTGAAAAAACAGGTGGTAAAAAAACTTACTTTAATAATGTCGGTGTAAATACACCAATGTTAGAAGAAGACAAATGGGAAATGGCAGAACAAGAATTTGAAAAAACTATTTCAGAAGCAAGAGATTTCATACGAGAAAAAAGAGAACTCGTAGAAGAAGCAGAAAAACAAATACAAGGAGCGAAGTAATGGGTATCATTAATGCAATACTAAATCTATTTTTTGGTGGTAATAAAAAACAAGAAGTCAAAGAATTAGATAAAGCGATTAAAGTAAAAGACCAAGAAGTTAAAGAACTTGAAAAAGAGGTCGTAAAACTTGAATCAAAAAAGAAAGTTAACAAAAAAGAAGTAGCTAAATTAAAAAGAAAAGTTACAAATACTAAAAAACAGATTGAAAAAGCTGGTGAAGCGGTAAAAGAAGACAATGCCGATGAAGCAGTTAAATTTTTAAAGAAGTTTAGTAAATAAGTTATATATTTATATATATGAGATATTTAATTTACATATTACTAATAGGGAGCTTATTCTCACAAGACATTGATGGTGATTCATCAATACCTTTGGACGAGTCTTTATATTCACAAGATGAAGTAAAAACCTATACTTTTACAGAAGAAGAAGTGTTAGGATTTACCAATACGATTAAAGAACTTGAACTAAAAGATAGTTTAAATGTTTCTTTGGTTGAGGATTTGGAATCACAATTAAATCTTTTTGAAGAAAATTCAGTAATAGACTCGATGTTGATTGCTAACAAAACTATGCAACTCAATCTACTAAAAGACACCAACAAACTACTTGAACAAAAAGTAAAACTCGTTCAACCTAAATGGTATGAAAACAAATGGTTATACTTTACATATGGAGTAGTGTTGACTGCTACATCAGTTAAATTAGCAGGTCAAATAGTAGACTAATGGCAGAACAAATAAAAGAAGTAATCAAAGCAGAATATATAAAATGTGCGCAAGACCCGGCATATTTTATGAAAAAGTATTGTATGATACAACACCCGATACGAGGTAAAATACCTTTTGAATTGTATGATTTCCAAGAAAAATCAGTTCACGAGTTTAAAGATAATCGATTTAACATTATTTTAAAAGCTCGTCAGTTGGGTATCAGTACATTGACGGCAGGGTATGCTTTATGGATGATGACTTTTCATCAGGATAAAAATGTTTTGGTAATCGCAACCAAACAAGAAGTAGCAAAGAACTTGGTAACGAAAGTTCGTGTTATGCACGCAAACTTACCGAGTTGGTTAAAACAAAGATGTGTTGAGGATAACAAGTTGAACCTACGATATATGAATGGTTCACAGATTAAAGCGGTATCTTCTGGTCCAGAAGCAGCTCGTTCTGAGGCACTATCATTATTGATATTAGACGAGGCAGCATTCATTGATAAGATTGATGAAATATGGACAGCAGCACAATCTACCTTGACAACAGGTGGTAGTTGTATTGCATTGTCAACACCAAACGGAGTTGGTAATTGGTTTCATAAAACTTGGGTAGATGCGGAAGACGCTCGTGGTATGTTCAATCCAATTAAACTACATTGGACCGTTCACCCAGATAGAGACCAAAGTTGGAGAGATGAACAAGATACTTTATTAGGTCCAAGTGGAGCCACTCAAGAGTGTGATTGTGACTTCTTAACTTCTGGTACAGGTGTAATTGACGCTATGTTGTTAGAAGAATTAAGAAAATCACATTGTATTGACCCAGTAGAAAAAAGAGGTATCGATAGTAATATGTGGGTTTGGGAACAACCAAACTACAATAAAGATTATATTGTATGTGCTGATGTTGGTCGTGGAGATAGTGCAGACTATTCTGCATTTCACGTTATTGAGTTGGAAAGTTTAACTCAGGTAGCAGAATACAAAGGTAGAATAAATACCAAAGATTTCGGAAATATGTTAGTTAGTATTTCCACAGAATATAATGACGCTCTACTTATAGTAGAGAACAATAATATTGGTTGGGCAACAATCCAACAAATTATAGACAGGGATTATCCTAATCTATTTTATACAAGTAAAGACTTACAATATGTTGATGTTCAACATCAAATCACGAACAAACATTATCGTGAAGAAAAGAAAATGGTTGCTGGTTTTTCAACGACTTCTAAGACCAGACCACTAATTATTAGTAAGTTAGAAGAATTTTTTAGAGAGAAAAGTGTAGTGGTTCGTAGTAATCGTTTGATTGACGAACTACAAACTTTTGTCTATATAAATAATAGAGCAGAAGCAATGCGAGGATACAATGATGACCTTGTAATGTCTTTTGCTATTGGACTTTGGGTTCGTGATACAGCATTAAGACTACGAACACAAGGTGTGGAATTAACAAAAAAAACCCTATCCAAAATGATGGATAATGAGGGTTTATACACTCAGGAAGACGTCAATAAAAATGATAGTTGGGAGTGGGAAACAGGTAAAGAAAAAGAGGACTTAACGTGGCTCTTATAAAAGTGAGGTAAATATGGCAGATAAAACATTATTTGGGAGATTACAACGATTATTCAGTACAAATGTAATCGTAAGAAATGTCGGTGGTAAAAAATTAAAAATCGCTGATACAGACCAAGTTCAGAAACAGGTTAAATCACATTTAGTTGATAGATATTCAAAACTACATACTAATTTAGATTTAGTCGGAACAGGTTATTCTACCGTTCATCAAGTTATGGCGGCAAGATTAGCATTGTTTAAAGATTATGAAACAATGGATTCAGACCCAATCATATCATCTGCACTTGACATTTATTCTGATGAATCAACAATGAAAGGTCAGTATGGTCAAGTCATTGAAGTAAAGACAGACAATGAAAACATTAAAGAAATTTTAAATAATTTGTTTTATGACATTATGAACATTGAGTTCAATTTATGGCCTTGGGTTCGTAATATGGTTAAGTATGGTGATTTCTTTTTACACTTAGACATTAGTGAAAAATACGGAATTACTAATGTAGTTCCACTTTCACCTTATGAAGTCATAAGAGCAGAGGGAGAAGACCCAGAAAATCCTTACTACACTAAGTTCTACTTAGAAAGTATTGAAGGAGCACACCCTTACTTCGGACAAAAGTCAAGTAAAGGAAAGATAGAATTTGAAAATTTCCAAATAGCACATTTCAGAATGGCTAATGATAGTAATTTCTTACCTTACGGAAAATCTATGATTGAATCTACGAGAAAGATTTGGAAACAATTAACTTTAATGGAAGACGCTATGTTAATTCACAGAATTATGAGAGCACCTTCTAAACGAGTATTCAAGATTGACATCGGTAATATACCACCAAATGAAGTTGATAATTATATGCAAAGAATTATTAACAAAATGAAAAAAACACCTATAATGGACGAAACCACAGGTGAATATAATTTAAGATACAATATGCAAAACTTAACAGAAGATTTCTTCTTACCGGTTCGTGGTGGAGATAGTGGTACAGAAATCAATGAGTTAAGTGGTATTGATTATGATTCAACAGAAGATGTCGAATATTTAAAAAACAAATTATTAGCATCTCTAAGAGTACCGAAAGCATTCTTAGGGTTTGATGAAAATGTCGGTGGTAAAGCAACACTTGCAGCAGAAGATGTAAGATTTGCCAGAACCATTGAAAGAATACAAAGAATTATAGTATCAGAGTTAACAAAGATTGCAGTTGTTCATCTATATTCACAAGGATATACAGATGAAGACTTAGTAAACTTTGAATTAGAGTTAGCAAGTCCTTCAACAATGTATGAACAAGAGAAGATTGAGTTGTTAGGGCAGAAAGTAAGTTTAGCTCGTGATATGATTAGTGATAAGATTTTACCTTATGAGTGGATTTACAATAATGTATTTAATTTCTCAGATAAACAAAAAGTTGAAATTCAAACTCAGATTATCGACGACCAGAAAGAAAAATTCAGACACTCACAAATTGAGATGGAAGGTAATGACCCAATGGCTTCAGGAGAGTCAATCGGAACACCAAGTGATATGGCAGCCGTGGGTATCGGACAAGACGATGCTCAAACACCACCGGATACCGTAGCAGGTTCTATCTTTGACCCATTTGATGACGGAGAAGATGACAGACCAGAAGACCAACAAGGTGGTCGTCCACAAGAAATGAATAAACCATTCAAAGATAGTGGAGCAAGAGGTCGTGACCCATTAGGGAAACAAACAAAAAATCGTAGACCATTAGCATTAGCACACTACGACGCCTTGAAAAAAACTATGGGTAAAAAGTCAAAAGACATAATACAAGAAACTACCCAAGTAGATGAATTAGAAAAAGAATATAATGAATATAAAGAGGAAAAAGGTAAAGAATAAATACCGATTTCTTGAAAGTTTTATATTTATTATTGATAAAATACAGATAAATACTTTGGAGCTCAAATGTCTTATGTAAAACATAATAAGATAAAGAATACAGGTATTCTTTATGAACTTTTATCTCGTCAAATAACAGTTGATGTGATAAACGACACAAAAAGTCCTAAGTCAGTTAAATTATTTAAAGAATTTTTTAATAACAAGACTGAATTAGGTAAAGAATACGAATTATATTCAATCTTATTGAATAAAAAATACAAAAACTTGACTCACGCATCTTCTTTAGTAGAAGCCGTAGTCAAAAGTCGTAGAAAATTGTCTAATCGTAGATTAGCAAACGAAAAATACAACCTAATCAAAACAATCAAAGAAAACTATGATATAAAAGAGTTTTTTAATACTCGTATCCCTAACTTTAAAGTTCAGGCATCAATCTATCGTGTTTTCCAGACTGAGGTAGGTAAAGAAGACTTTGGGCCAGTCCAAAAAACTGATTCATCAATCACTATAACTGAACATATTACTCAATCTAAACAAACAAGAGTAAAAAGGCAGAATATAAGTGAGTATGCAGAACAAGACAAAGATTTAAGGTTGTTGAGTTATCAATTATTAGTTGATAAGTTTAATAAAAAGTATAAAACTCTTAATGAAAATCAAAAAAACTTGTTGAAACAATATATCAACAATGTATCTAATACTAATTCATTAAAAGAATTTATCGATTCAGAAGTAGTAAAAATCAAAAGAGCTCTAAAATCACTACTTCCAAAAGTAAACGATAAAATTACTAAAATTAAATTATCAGAAGCGATTGACTACACAGACACCGCTACAAAAGGAAAAATCGTGAAAGACAAACACGTGGTTGCATTGATGAGATACTATGAATTAATTAAGGAAATCAAAAATGTCCAAACACGACAAAATCGCTAAGTTAAAAGAATATATCAAGAACTATGTCATTAAGGAATTAGAAAAAGACGAAGAACTTGATGAAGTTTCTACAACAGCAACAGCTGGTATCGACGGAACCGGAACAGGTCATTACGATACACCAAAAGCATTCTCAAGTGGTTCAGCAGTTGGACACAAAAGTCCAGAAGTCGGTGGATATAAAAAAATGAATGAATCAATAAACGAAATGTCAGTTCCAGGTGATTTTGATAAAGCATTAGGTAGATTAAAATTTAATCAGTTCACACCAACAAATATAAAAAGAATATCTAAAAGATTTAAAGTCGATTACAAAGACGCAGTTGAATGGATTAAACTAAATCACGTGATTAATGTTGCGAACAAACCAACAATGGCAGAATCAATAAATGAATCTTATACTCGTATGTTTATTGAGATTGGTAAAGCTATCAACGCAAGTAAAGCAGATGACCTAAACGCAATAAAAGATTTGGGTGAAGAATATGATATCGGTAGAGTTTTGTATATGGCAAGAACTAATCCAAAAGGTTTGAAAAAAGCAGTAGAAGATAGAGTAAAAGAAAAGAAACAATTTTTAACAAAGACTAAAAAATTAAAAGAAGTTACTAAACAAGAAGTCAATGCATTAAGAAATCTCGTAAAAGGTATTGGTAATCTAAAAAAAGACTTTTCAAAAGCAACTTATATTGGTGATAAAGAACTTAGAAAAAAAGA